ACTGCGGTTGAGAAAAAGGCCGCAGATGAAATCACAGATTTGAAGGCAGCAGCCGAGCAAAAACAACTTCTCGACATCCAGCACTCTGGAGATCGCATGAAGGAGTCGATTGCGTCTGACATTGCGCAGAGCATCGTGATGAATAAGAGCTTGGCGCAGTCGTTCCGCCAGACAGGTGAGGCGATGTTAGAAGGCATGATTAAGAACCTCATCATGATGCAACTCACTAGCGACAAACAAAAGCTAATAGACGCCAAGATGGCCTTCCACAACGCAATGGGCGAGGTGCCATTTCCAATGAACTTGGTTGTCGCACCTGCAATGTTTGCCGCGACTATGGCTTTTGAGCATGGCGGCGAAATCCCAGGCGAAGGTGCGGTTCCTATCATTGGTCACGGTGGCGAGACGGTCGTCACTCGTGCTTTGACCGAAAGAGTGGAAGCGGCAGAAGGTCACGATTCTCGCCCCGAAATGCACATGCACAACGTCTTTGCGCCACAAATCCACGCGATAGATGCTGACGGAGTTGACGCCATGTTGAAGAAGCACGCGATCACCTTCCAACGTCATGTTGAGTCGGTCGCGAGAAAGCGGCATTGGAGCTAACTATGTCATACGCAATTATGCCCGCCCTGCCGTTGAGCATGGCGAAGGGTCTGAAGAAAAGCCCCAATTTCAATTCCGTTGTTCAGAGAGTTGCAGCCGGACGGGGCAATGCTGCTGTCTCGTTGAAGCCCTATCCAACTTGGGATTTTGAATTTGACCTAGACCACATCACTGGAAATGAAGCCTCTGCGTCGTCTGTCTTTGCCGACTTCACGGGCACATACATGGCGTGCAATGGCTCGACATTTTTGTTCTTGTTCACCGATCCACAAGACAACGCCGTCTCTTATGCAAACAGCGGAATGCTGGATGTCACGGCGGCATCCTCTACGCCTATGGCATCGGTTGGAAACGGAGTCAGTACACAATTCCAGCTTGCTCGCAGCATTGGCGGAGTTGCCTGGGACATCATCCAGAATTTGAACGGAAGTATCACAGTCAAAGTGAACGGCAGTGTTGTTGTTCCTGCCTCAGTATCAAGCACAGGAGTTGTCACCTTTAGTTCTGCACCCGCCAGTAGTGCAACCCTGCAATGGACAGGAAACTTCTATTTCTTGTGCCGCTTTGAAGCGGACACTCTTGATTCAACTCGTTCATTCACGACCAACTCAGGAACCGATCAATGGATGATTGGTTCGGTCAAATTCAGTTCGGAATTCGTATGAAGCGATTAATGCCATCTGGTCTAAGAACCTTCCTTCAAGCAAATCCTAACTGTCTCAAAGCAGATTTGTTCGCCGTAGCGTTGCCCACGGGGACCATGATGTACGCGACAGAAGGTGAGTGGGACATCACCGTCCCGAGCGGAACTCCGGGTTGGACTGGATTAACAAAGATATTTTCGTCTACCACTTATGGCAGATGGTCACGGGGAGCAATCACTAGCGAAGCAGGATTCAATCTGAACGCCAACTCAATGACGCTCACCTGCGTTCCTCAGCAAGGGACAGCGTTTCCCGGAGCCAGCGTAGGACTCTTGTCAGCCGCTGCTAATGGACTATTTGATGCTTCAACAGTGAGCGTGTTCACGGCGTACATGCCGGCAAATGGTTATGGAAACGTAAGCGCGGGGGTCGAGACGAAATTCTTTGGATTCATCGAGAAGGTGAGCAAGCTGAATCGTACAGGAGTGGAATTTGAAGTTCAGGACCCACTGTATCTACTCAACGAGAAGGTACCCAAGCGTCTGATTCAATCCGGCTGTCCTTGGAGCTTTGGCGACGGCAATTGTAATCCTCCAGGCGGAATTGCGGCTTACACACAGGCATTCACAGCGAAGAGTGGAAGCACTCAATGGGTGCTGACACCTGTAACAGCATTCTCGCAAGCGGCTGGCTACTTCACGCAAGGCGTCGTCAAGTGTGTGACAGGAGCGAACGCTGGACTCAGTCAGACTGTGAAACTCCATGCGAGTGGCAATCTCACTGTGACTTCGCCTTGGATACTCCCTGTTGCGGCGGGAGACACATTCTCTGTCGTAGCGGGATGTGACAAGTCGGCGTCCACATGCGCTCAAAAGTTCACCAATCAACTTCATTTCGGCGGGGCAATTGATGTCCCTGTCCCGATTCAAGCGATCTAATATGCCCCTAACAAGCACACAAAGAGAACACATCGTCAAGGTTGCCGAAAGCTGGTACCACACGCCCTATCGCGGTTGGTCATGTCTGAAGGGTGCCGGGGTAGATTGTGGACAGTTTTTGAAAGGTGTATATGCGGAGGCAGGATTTCTTCCCGGAGATATTCCCCTGCCGAAAAACTATTCGCTACAGGTTAGCCAGCATCGCAAAGACACCGAGTACATAGACACAGTTGCTCGGTATATGCGGGAGATCCCCGAAGCGGAAGTCCTTCCCGGTGATGTCGTGATTTACAAATTGGGTTTGGCATTTGCCCACGGCGCGATAGTTGTCAATTGGCCTGAGCACATAATCCATGCCCTTGAACGCTATGGCGTCACGGCGGGGCACGGTACGAATTTGAAGTTTGGACGGCTGGAGAAGAAATTCTTCACTTTGCGAGAAGAGTTCCTTCCCGAGGACGGTAAGTAGATGGGCGCTATTTTTGGTGGCGGAGATAATCAACCAACACGTCTGTTTCAAGCGCGAGTGAACCAGTCTGTCTATGGACTTCCCTACCCCGTCGTAATGGGTACGGCTCAAGTTCAGCAAAGCATTTTGTGGATAGACAATTTTGTCCCTACGAAGCAGAGCAGCAAGACAGGCGGCAAGGGCGGTGGCGGCAAGGGTGGGACATTCTATACCTACACAGCCGACGTAGTGTCTGCACTCTGCAACGGACCAATTACAGCCATCGGTGATGTTTGGAGTGGTCAATCCTGGCTTGGAAATCCCACTGCTGCGGAGAGCTACACAATCACGGGCAGCGGAGTCTACACGCCAACGAACGCAAGTTCTCTGACGCAAGACTTGGGAGCGAGCTTCCAGACTTCCTATAGTGGGTCTTACAACGATTTCGGCTCGCCAACGACGACGGTTCTCACGGGCACAGGTGCCGCTGTGCTGGTATCGGTTGCATACGGCAGCCAAATAAACAGTGGCCAGTATGCCGTCAACCCGATAACAGGCAACTACTACTTCAACACCACCACGGACTCAGGGAAGACAGTCAACATTTCATATTCCTATTCCCTCACAACCTTCAATCAGCAAGAGAACGATGTCATCCCGTCAGGCAAAACTATTGCTGTGGGCGGAAGTCTCAAACTCGTTTCTGATTTGGGTGTTCAGTATGCGACTGGGGCAAATGAGGGCGTCGCCCTCACAAGAGTCTCAGGCACGCCAACTGTGACGGGAACCTATCAGGTCACAGGCAGCGGACCTGCTACCTATCACTTCGCGCCGGGTGACATTGGAGCGGAAGTCACAATCACGTTTAGTCTCAACGATCCCAATGCCGTTGGGCAGGGTCAGGCGACCACACTCAACTTCACGCTCAACAATGGAGCGTTGGGACAGAGTCCCTTCAGCTTCTTAACCGCAAGCTATCCGGGAGCCGCGTTTGGATATACAGGTTTGGCAACCGTCCTGTATCAGCCGATGGCGCTGGGTGCGTCTGCTGAAATTCAGGAAAACAAATTTGAAGTCATCACGCCTGACGTCTACGGCGGAGGCATTGAGGACTGCAACCCTGTCACTTGCATCACGAAAGTTCTAACAAATGGGCAGTGGGGTCTAGGGGTTGGCCCAATCCCCTTCCCAACATCCGCTTTGGATAACGGCGCAAGTGGAACTTGGGGTGGACCGGGTACGGCAGGTACTTGGGCCACGGGAAGCACAGCGTGGAATTGGTTCACGGCAAATAATTTCTTCATCAGTCCCGTAATCGACACACAGGACACCGCTGCTTCAGTCATGAGCAAGTGGCTTGAAGCCGGAATGTGCGCTGCGTTCATGAGTGAAGGCTTGCTCAAACTTGTCCCATATGGTGACACGTCGACAGCCGCAAATGGTTGTACATGGGTTGCTCCTTCAAATTTTGTAGTCGCGCTCGATGACACTTGCTTTGTACCGGGTAAAGAAGGCGAAGACCCCGTCAAGATAACCCGCGTTGCGGCTCACGACGTTTGGAATGTCACACAAGTCCAGTGGGACAATCGCAAGAACCAATACTCGCCAGAGATCACACAGGAATCCGACCAGAGCTTAATCAACCGTTGGGGCGAGCGACGTGAAGATGCGCAGGACTGGAGCTTTATCCACACGCTGCCTGCTGCAACCTTTGCAGCCAACATGCGGCTCAAGCATGGAAGCTATGTCCGCAACACTTACGAATTCACGCTTCCATTCATTTACAGCTACTTGGAGCCGATGGACATTGTAACGATAAGCACGACTTCCATTTGGGCGGCGGGATTGAACAACGCGAACTTGGGCGTCGTGAACTTGCCAGTCCGCATCATCAAGATCGTTGATGACCCTGTTAAGGGTTTAGAAATCACAGCGGAGAGTTATCCGTTCGGCGCTAATCAACCGACCATCTACAACAAGCAAATCTCAAACGGTGATGTTGTCGCGAACGCATTCGCAGATCCCGGCTCGGCAGAAATCGTGATGTTTGAAGCCACAAGCCGCATGACAGGCTACAGCGGAAACGAAATCTGGATTGGAGCTAACGGAGCGGGAGCCTTCTACGGTCAGACGAATGTCTGGGTGAGTCAGGACCAGACAACCTATTTGCAAATTGGAAGCATTAAGGCTCCCGCTCGCATGGGCACGCTAGCATCAACATTTGCTTCTGGCTCTGACCCTGACACTGTGAATTCTCTCGTGGTCAATCTCGTCGAGAACTGTGCGGCTCTGGAAGCGGGAACGACAACTGACGCAGACTATGGCAACACTCAATGTTTTGTTGACGGCGAAATCATTTCCTATTCGACCCTTGTTGCAAGCGGACAGAACCAAATCACTATGAGTTCGTATATTCGTCGCGGCCAAATGAACTCCACGATTGGCTCGCACGCTGCTGGCTCGTTATTCATGCGATTGGATAATGCGATCTACAAATACCAATACGATCCCACTTGGGCGGGAAAGACTCTCTACTTCAAGTTCCAAGCAGTGAACGCATTCGGCAACAACGCCCAGCCGTTGAGCAGCCTGACCGCCGTGGCTTTCACAGTTCCCGGATTGAATCCCGGAACGATTGACGCCTCAAGCGGAATCGTAACCGCAAACCACGTCACCTATACAGGCGGCAGCACGGTGGATTCCTTGAAGCCCGCACAAGTCGGGGCAGATGTCACGAGTCTCAACACAGCGGCGGACACAGCAAAAGTCAACACTGTCTTGGTTTCTACACTTGTGTCGGCATCATCGAGCCTGTTCAAAGGCTCGACATTCCTTAGTTCCAACAATTCTCGCCAGACTTCAAATTCAGTTGGGGGAACAACTTCGGGAACTTCGTATACGCAAGTGGGCACTGTCGCAATGGTTTTTGCCAGCAACATCAGCACATATTTCGGAACGCTGACGCTGACAAGAACAGCATCGGGGTCAGAGAATTTTACAGGTTCGGCGAGCACTGCTTCTGGCTCAGGATGGTCATTAAGTAGTGGTCATCTTCCTGCTTCTTACACAGGTGCTTCGACAACAACTTTGACCGTTGGTGGTTTCGGGATCTCTATCCCTGCTGGAGTCACTATTACGGATGTTCAGATTCAGTTCTCCAACTCCTACAGCGGAACTGGAACGGGTTACTATTCTTCGGGAGTGGTCTTCCATAACAACAGCCAAGACTTGGGTAGTGGATACACACCAGCAACCATTGGTTCCCTGTCAACAAGCATAAGCGGATTTGCTTTACCAGGAGGTTCGTCTGGTACTTTCACTGTTTCCGGTGCAACCGCGACGGTCTACACGGACGGCGGAACATTCACTGGCCAAGCACGCATTCGGATTGGTACCAACAATGGAACTGAAGTTGACCTAAGCGGTGCTGGCCCAACAACAGGGACATCAACAATCACGTCTCCTGCTTCAGGAGCACAGACGGTCATCGTTGAAGCGGCAGTTACCAGCGGTCATGGCGGCACGATTCAAGCTCTATTTACTCAGGTCGATGCGCTCCCGTCTGCGGGAAGTCAGTTTTCGTAAGGAGAATTATGCAGATCAGACGCTATTGCATTTCAAACCGAAACACAGATGGCAGCCTTGTTGTCGCTCAGTATGCAAGTGTCGAACGCAGTTGGGAAGTAGGAGCAAAGGTTCTATGTCGCTGTGTGTTTGAAGATGCGAACGAATCCGCAAATCTGGTCGCGGCTCAAGCCGATCCTAATGTGGTTGTGTTCCCATCTGAGACCGCTCCGGCGAGCGTGATGCCTGCTGCTACCCAAACTGCCGTGACTTCGGTTGGCGGCAGTACGTCAGGAGCACAAGTTTTAGATGCTGTCCGCTCGATTAGAAACGGAATGGTTGCGAGCGGTCATAAATGGTTCGATATTTCATCTGCACAGTAAAGGGACAATATGTTAACAACACCAATTTTTGACGTAATCAAATCATTTGTACCCGTCGTGGGTTGGGGAATTGTCTGTACAGCATTCATTTGGGGTCTCAAGATCGCGTGGTCTGTAAGAGGTTCGATAGACAGTTTCTTGAACAAGCAGGACGCCAATTCAGAGAAGACTACCAAGGCAATCATAGATCGTCTAGGACAGGCCGAGAAGACAGCCATTGCTCAAGTTGAATCCGCAAAGAATCACGGTGCTCAAGAAGCAGCGGAAATAAAGAGTCAGGCAGCGGGAATCGCCTCAAATGTCGAAAAGCTTGATGTCAATCATCTGGCGCACATAGAAGCCGGGGTGACAGGACTTAATGCAAAAACGGATCGCCTCATTGATAAGACAGCCAAACATCTTGAGTTGGCCGCGGATATGAAGGAATCGTTGGCCATCCTTGTTGACCGCAGTGGAAGTAGAAAACGATCTCGCTAGTGAATTGGGAAAAGAACTTTCCTACCCATTAGGAGTATTAAACGCTTGAAGGAGCAAATCACAATGATTACAGAAATTCTGTTGGTGTGGGCTGTTGTAGGACCTCTAGCCGGATTTGGCATCGGACGCATTAAGAATGCCAAGAAGCTAGAGGCGATTGAAGCGGAGATCACTAAGGCTGAGGTTGCAGGTGAGACCGAAGCCAAGAAAGTCATCGACGCTGTAAAAGCAAAATTGTAAGAGGCATCATGAATTTCCAAAGTTTGTTGGGCAATCCCACCATCAAAGGGATTCTAGATAAGCTCACGAATTACTCGCACACGAGCATCGGAACTCTCTATGCGGCTGTTGCTCTTATCTATCACGTTCACACAGGGCACGACATAGGAGCCAACTTCGTCAGTTTTTCTTATGGCTTCTATGCCTTCCTACTCGGCCACGCAGGAGTGATGCAAAAGTGGCCCGATCCTCCCCAAGGATAAGTGATGAACGCCTTCTATTCGTATATGTACCTTCGCGAAAACGGGACTCCTTACTATATCGGGAAAGGACATGGAAAACGGGCATACGAATCCTATCTTGGTCATCTTGCACCTAAAGACCGCTCTCGAATCTTGATTTTCCCAATGCTGAATGAAGCCGAGGCCTTTGAAAGTGAAATTGCTCTGATTGATCTCTTTGGCCGCAAAGATTTGGGAACTGGTTGTCTTCGCAACCGCACCGATGGTGGCGAAGGTCAAAAGGGTAGAAAACGTTCAGAAATAATTTGTCACAAAATAAGTGAAGCGTTGAAGGGTAACAAGTGTTGCCTTGGACGAAAATATTCTAAAGAGACTTGCCAAAAATTGAGTGAATCCAACAAAGGCAAACACGAAACAATCTCCGCAGCAGCACGCAAAAAGATGAGTGATGCTTCTCGAGAATGGTGGGCTTTACAAAAGGCAGCATAATGGCAAATTTTTCTCCAATTTGTAGCTGGACTTTGAGATTTGAAGATTCACGGCTTGAAGGCAAGGTAGAAGATTTAGGCGACGGTGAAGGTCTAACTCGTTTTGGCCTAACACAGAAATCCGACGGAATGCTTCCTTACTACTTTCAGGCACCCGTAGATGTCGCTCTGACGATGGCACAGGCGAAGTATCAGCGTTCCTACTGGCTGCCGATTCAGGGCAACAACATCAATGACGATAAACTCGCTGCTGCGATTTATGACTTCTGTGTAAACTCAGGACAACCGAGAGCTATCAAGATTCTTCAAGGTTTGCTTAATGCAGGTGTTGACGGAGACGTTGGAAACGAAACTCTGACAGCTATCAATTCTGCCGACCCGGTGGCTCTTGCTGCTCAACTAAGAACGGCAAGAGCCGCTTGGGATACTGAAGTTGCCAAGAATAATCCTAACGACGCAAAATTCCTTCCTGACTGGCTCCGCAGAGCAGCCGCTATCTTTCCTGACGGTAATGGATTGTTCTAAAATGATTTTATGAAGCCGACCCAAGAACAAGAAGAGCGTGTGAGACTGTGGTCGGCTGACCACCTTCACGCCATATATCGTGGCGACCCGTTTCCGGTACGGCCTGTCGCCATCGAAGAAGACTTGAGAAACGGTGTGGATTTCTCCGACATCTTCGCGGAGTACGGATTCGCTGCGGACGGTTTGCAATTGCTGCCGAACTTCTATGAGATTCAACGTCAGAGAGGGTTCAAAACCTGAAACCATCGCGTCTTTTCTTGAACGGTCTCAAGATGTACTATGCTGATTGATGGCGCTGCCCTCACAGGAGAGACGACACGCCATGCTCGAAAGGAAATACAATGAGCGAAATCACCTATCAGAAATTCGAACTGCGTGGTGGTTCTGCGTCTCTCGAGAAAACATATCTAATCAAGGTCATTGAGGCCGCTAGTCTTGAGGACGCCCGAGCGCACGTCGCGCAGACTTTTCCCCATGAACTTGCTTGGATAGTCCCTAAGAGTGGGAATGCAAAACCAATCCTCTGCGTGCCTGTAAACGTCCGCTAGACTCTGTCTGGGAAAAGCCCCGGATGCCCGAAAGAGCATCCGGGGCTTTTCGTTGTCACAGTCTTGGGGACAGGTGACGTGTCTATTATATACCTAAGCTACGCAATCTTCGCCGATAGCCGTTTCACAGCCTAGACAAACGCAGCAAACGATTTGTCCACTTGTTCCCGAACTTCCCGTGTCTCAATGTCCGCATCCGCTAAATACCTGAGCGTCGTCTCAAGATCGCTGTGTCCTAGCCATACCTGAATGGTCCGAGCCGATACCCCGCTGTCATGATGCATCGTGGCAAAGCTCTTGCGGAACCTGTGCAATATCCAATGGTCGCAGACCGGATGTTTCGCACAGGATTGACCCTTCTTGTTTATACAGTGACCGCAGTTGAGTCCTGCTTTGTGCGCTCGCTCCTTTAGGAGCCGTAGGAAGTGCCCTTCCGGTTTTCCATGGGAGCCGGGAAACAACAGAAAGCTCGTTGCTGCTTTCTGCTTCTCTCGGAGAGCAGCCACCAAATGAGAGGGCAACGGGACCGAACGCTCCTCATGATCCTTCGGAGTGAAACCCGGCTTCTCCTTTACCATCGCAATCCCACGCTCAAGGTCAACATCGTTCCAAGTCATGTGAGCGACTTCTTGCTCGCGAAATCCACTGCCCAAAAAGAATTGGAACACTAACCATTCATCAGGTGTACAAGCGGCGAAGAATTTCTGTAGCTCATCAGCCCGGTAAGCCTTAACCTTTTTCTCCGTATACTTCACCGTGATACCCACGTCCTTGATGTCAAAGTGGCGCAAGAAAGTGGTGACCTCTTGAATGCGGTTATGGATGGTCCGAGCGGTCAACCCTGCCTCGCGTAAGGCAGCGGCATAGTTGTACAGATCCTTGTTTCGAACTTCATCCAAGAACTTCTTAACGAAGACCTTGCGGAATTGCTCCAAGGCATAACGATAGACCTTGGCTGTGCGATAGGATTTTGCGGCTTGGATGTTGCTCAAGTAACTGGCGAGAGCTTCCTCGAAGGTCAGCCGCTCGGGTGCCTTTGGCTTGGCTTCGGGATTATGGCGTCCTAACAGCATCTCGGCTGCAAGAATGTCCCTTTGTGCTATGGCGATCCCCAAGTCGCTGCCCACGGCTTTCCAACAACGTTTACCGTTCTCTTGGTAGCGGAGAGCATAGACTCCTTCGGGATGGACTTCTCCGGTTAGCGTGGTGCGTTGCTTTTTCAAATTTGGCTTCACATAACGGCGGCTCCCGTCAGGGAGTTCGATTCTCAAACTGAGACCAATTCTCGGCATCGTGTCCTCTTTCTAAGGACCCAATACTGAGGTTTTAGGAATTTTGCGATTTAGGTAGCCGAAAAGGTAGCCGGACTAGAAGTCCATTTGATACAGGGATGGCGGAGAGGGTGGGATTCGAACCCACGGTTGAGTTTCCCCAACACA